GCCACCGCCGACAAGGACAACGCGGTTTCCACCAGCAATGTAGAAATAATCTGTAATATAAGTCGTACTCGATCCACCAACAGCTGACGGTAAGTAAATACCATTTAAGTCTTGGACATTAGTTACATAGTTGTTGGTTGTTGGAACCGTTGCGCCAATTGATGTGTAGTTCGCGCTCGTGTCATCAGCAAACTGTGTATCTGTGTTTGACATCCATGATTGATAATTTAACATGTTCCAACCATCAACCCAGTTCCAAGTATTGCCAAACAGGTTCTCAATACCTCTATACGACATGAATGCAACCTGCCGACTAGCGCTTGATGCGCCGCTTACTGTGTTTGTTGAATTGTTACCAAGACCGTTTGATTTTCCTGCGACTGATGCGCCACTATCTGTTTGCGTACTGGAAGATGCGGCGTAGTTCGTTGCAGTGTTGCCCGCCCCAAGCAAAAGCTGAGAATTAAAGTTGCCATACTCGGTTAGGTACAGCATCAAAACTGCATTCCAAAGATAAGCGTCTAACTGACGCCAGCCGGACCCACGGTTCTTAGCAATCAAACGACATTCCGCACGAGTAACACCAACAATCGGGTAAACGTCTGATACAGAAGCTAGTTTGTCAGCGGTAGTATCTAATAGTGATGTAATGTCGTCAAGATTCAAGCCAGACTTGTAAGTTGAGTCAGTTGCATCCCAGTAGCTCGCGTCATACGCGCCATAATATCGGTAATTAACTTCAACCCCATTCTTTACAAATGCTGGGTGTACTGTGTAGCCACTTCTGGCAACGGCAGAAATATACCAAGTGTTTAAGTTACTAACCTTGGTTTTCTTGATGTAGAACTTAGGAATCTCAACCATCACCATGCCATCAGCGCCGGTTAAAACAGCGGCAGAGCCAGCAGCTTTTTTAGTGGAATCATTTGGATCAAGGTAGTAGTTGACTGCACCATTATCTAACAATAGACAACGCTTCATACCTCGATGAGTTTGTGTCGCACCACCAGCATAAATGCTGTAAGCGTCCGCTGATGAATCCCAAGAAACAAATGTCTCGAGTTCACTACCGTCAAACGTGGTGTCTGAGAACGCGGCTATACTTGCGTTTGTTGCGGTTACCCCATTCAAAGTCGTACTACCAGCGACCGTTACTGCGCCCGGAAGCGCTACACTACCATCAGCGGCCTCATAAACAGCCTTACTAGCGGGGTAAGTAACAAATACTTCTTTGTTGCCCGTACTGAAGTTGACTAGGCTATTCGAGTTCGAGGAAGCCAAAACCGTACCACGAGCCAGAATTGTGCCGCTTGACAGTGTACCAATACCTACTTCCCAAGCGTTGTTTGCAACATCTGAGATGGTGTAGTAGCACGTGTTTCCGACACCGACACCTGCATTGAATGTCTGAAAACCTTGAGGAGCACCGGCGAGCGTGAAACTCCCAGTCCCCGTGGTCGTGCTAAGTTCTTTTACGCGGTCAGAGAGTACAAGCGCCATGTGGTGCTCCTATTAATATTTTTTTAAACGATTCGGATGATTGCGTTTGATGCGTCGGCGGTTGGGAAAATAATAGTAAAGTTCCCGTTGGTACTCACCTTATCTGCACCGAAGTCCAATACAGCGACCGATGGGTTAGTGTAACCAAGACCTGAAGTAGGCGTGGTGTTATAAATCAATGCGCCGCGAGCGGTGATCGAGCTGGCCGACCAAGTGGTATCAGCAAAGTCAGTAAATGCCGTAGTACCTGTCGAGGTTGGGTTGACGTTGGTCAGTGTGTTACCACCCGCGGTGTAGCCTGTCGCGACAACTTCGTTCGAGGTCGTGTAAGCCGTAGTAGCAGCATCCAGCGAAGCCGACGAGGTGTACAGAGCGATCTTAAAAGTGTCACCGCCTGAAGCGCGAAAATCGTGTGCGCCTTCCAACAGTTGCTTTTTAAAACTGGTTGCCATAGATTGAGTTATAGCCATGATGAAGCTCCTTATTCGTAAAGTTTGGCAAGCTCAGGATGACCCGCTTGCTCCAATTTGATTGCCATAGTCAGTCGATCGGACCTAACGGCTTCGGTTAGATAATACACTAATACAGCGCGAACGCGATCTTTATAAGCAAGTGCCTGATCTCGGATAGCAGGAGGGGCGTTATCCCCAACATACACCAGTTTCATTAACGCTTGTTCAGCGATCTCTTCGGGGGTAAAGCCGCGGTTGTGAGTAGTTTGGACTAGCGCACAGCCTAGCATGGTATCCATTATTGAAATTTCCCTTTAGGTAAAGCGGATCGGAAGTTGTCGTTGCGTGTACGACCATCAGCGTAATTCTTGAGGAGAGCTACATTGTCCATAAACAGCTTTTCATACTGTTGTAGAACGTCAGCTTCACCCTTCATAAAGGTGTACGCTTCAATCAACGCGCCGTATAAAAGGCACATCGGGTAGTTATCCCCCAACCATGTCGTCCCTGCGGTAACAATGCTGTCAGGGTAGTAGTAGAAATGCAGCTCTACATCGTAGTCGGCGTCAGGCGTTGGACCAACGATAAACGTGTCGGGGTCAAACAAAGCGTAGTATTTTGGCAGGCCCACTTGATTCGGGTTTGGATACGCCTCTCGGACGTAACTAACGTCTTTTTGCAGGAGGTATGTATACGCGCCTGTCGTTTGGTTCATCGCGGCGAACTCGTATGGAGCCATGAAGTCCGCGGGAACTTGTACGTATCGGTTGTTTGCTGTCAGCTGACCAGTCATATTGCGACGTAGGACAGGGATGAGCACCGAGTTATAGATCCGCTTTTCCGCGTTTTGGACGAATGTGGGGATCTCCGCTATAAACGTCGGATCGTTATTCTCTGTGTACGAGATGATCGAAGCTGCTAGCGTCGTATAGTTCATGCGTTACGCCAGTTTTTTACTGGAGTTCGTACCTTTAGTTGCTGCGCCTGTACCGCGGGTCTTCACGGTTTGCGTGTTTGCGACCTTATTTGGGTAACCGGCGACATTCGGAACGGGTAGATCTTTGATCTTTTTATCTTCAGCCATGTGAGGCTCCTTCAGAGTTTTTAGGATATTACCACAGCAACTGTGCCGATAGCGCCGGTTGCTAAAAGATTATTAGGGGTCGTTGCTGGTTCAAATAGGGGGTTGTTGTTATTAAACCCCACTGGATTCCACCCCCACTGAATGCCACGTGATGCGACTAAGTTAGGATCTGGACGAGCGTCACGAAGGGCTTGTGGATCTGTGATCCGTAGTCTACCTACTCGCCACTGTGGCTGATCCTTATCCAAACAACTCGGACAAACTCGGATGCCTGTTACAACCTGATTCACCACCTGTGGTTTGAGTTCTTTGTAAGCAACCTTTCTCCCACACCTGTCGCAAAACGCGATCGATTTTTTACCGGAAGCGAATTGACTACCCATGATTTAGCTCGATATGTAAGAGCGACGTGGCACAAAACGTTGAGGTGATTTCTCACGATCTTCGTCCGCAGCCAACTGATAAGCCTCATCAGCCAACATCTTCAGCATAGCCACGCGATCAGGAGCCACATCAGGGCGCTTCAAGGCGATATGGTAAGCCAGTGCCGCAGTAATAGCGGGTACAAACCGAAACGGCATATCTGCTGTAATGTCACCATTGTTACCAACATCTTGGATGCGACGAAGCCGCCAGTATTTGAGTGTATACGTGTAAGCCCCATCCGGCACCGGCCAGACAGTAAATTGTGGGATGTTCAGTCGTTGGATATAGATCTGAACCGGACGACCCTGTTGTACCTTGTTGGGGATGGTTGCGTACACCGAGACGCTGATGCGGCTGATGTTAATATCTTGCGGCTGCCCGCCTTGTTCTGTGCGGACTACGTGCTCCATCAGGTCAACAGTATCTGCTGGGAGGGTGTATGTAGATTGCCCTTGAGTCAGAACCTGAGTCCCTTCCTCGATCGTCCACATATTGATACCCTTGTTCGCCCACTCCTGAAAGATGAAGTTAAGCGATCGACGTGCGGTCTTGATGTCATAACCTGTACGAATCTCAAGGCCACAACGCTCAAAACTCTCCTCAATAATCTCAGAGAAGTCTGGGGTCCAAATTGCTACACCGCTTGTCGTCATTGGTTTCGCCCTAAAAGACTAATAATACCGTTGTTTGTTGATGTGCTTAGTTCGTCAGAAGGTTGCATTGGGTTCTCTCCACCACGGTTAAACAACCGACCAAAAGTCGCGAATTGTTGTGCTCTTGCCGCTGCCGCAGCGGCCTCAGCGTCCGCTTTTTGTTTTGCAATTATCGCCTCGCGTTGTCCGGCAAGGGCGTTGATGGATTGATTATATCCGGTTGCCAACTCTGCCGCAGATCGGTTTTGGTATGCTCGCTGTTGCTCAGCCATAGCTAATGCACGGGCTGGGTCATAATTTGATCTTGGTGTGGTAGCGACGGTGTATCCCGGGTGTTGCCCAAACATATTAGCGTAGATCACACTTGGTGGGACATAATACCCGCGGTCAGTGTTTGCGATTTGTGGGGTGTAAGTGGTTGTCGTTGGAGTACGCATAAGAAGCGCTTCTGTATCCACAGGCGCTAACGTCGTCGAGACGCTTGACGTGTCCCGTGTTTCTTCGCTTCCTGAACTACCTCCACCACCTGACATCTTAATACTCCTTGGGTTGTCTACGGGTCTTATCCCGTTGCTTCTTGGCAATACCCATCTCGTTTGCCCGAAACTCACCGCTATACTTCTTCACCTTCTGTTTACCGCCGCGCTCAGAATCAATACTCTCTAAGAAACGGCGATCATGCAACAAATTCTTAGCCATTAGCAGACCCGTCCGCGCCCCACACCTTTACGTGCAACACCGCCACCACGAGCCATCTTAACACAGCCACCCTTTTTCATGCCTTTGTGTTCTTCGGCATAAGCTTTCGGTGACATGCGACCTGACTTAATTGCAGATGCTTTCTTAGCAGCGCCTGAACCGTGACCTTCGGACTTCTCACCTGCGACGTATTGTTGCTTCGAGATTTTGCCACTTTTCAGAGCCTTGGCTTCCTTCATTTCTTCTGCGGGAGTTTCTTTACCACCAAAAAGTTTCTTAGCCATGATTACACCATTCGTCCTTTAGTTTTACCTTTTACGGCGCAGCCGCAGCCTCGGACCTTACCGCCACTAGCCATTTTCTTAACTGAACCACCACATTTCTTCTTTACCACTGAACCCATGTCGTCGTTGCGTGGAGGCTTGATACCTTTGTCAGCAGTAAAAATGTTCGCATCACGTGGGTTAGGCTTCGTCTTGGTTGGGCCTTCGTTAGGGCTTGGAGGCTGACCTTTGTCAGCTGTGTAAATGTTTGCGTCTAGGTCTTTAGCCATACCACCACCTTTAAATTTTTTGCCTTTATCGGCTTGATTGAATTCTTTAGCTACATTCTGCGAAATCCCAACACGCTTAGCAAATGCAGGGTCATGTGCGGCGGCAGCCATAAAATTACGTTGTTTCTTTGAGGTACTTGGCACAGTCAACCTTTCCAGTGGGCCACAACCCAAGTGATGAAGCTACCAACTGCACCGCCCGCGCCACCGATCATCATCAGGATCTTCCATCCACCACGAGCTTCAGAAAGAGTCTTGTTGATCTCGGACAATGCGATACGCACTTCCTTCATCTCCGCGGCTATGGCATCCAGATCATCTTGAATATGCTTAATCTCCGCGCCGTGTGTTGCGATCTCTCGGATCAATTGCTCGTCACTCATTTGCAGTTCCACCTTTTCAGGCTTGCGGCCTTACGTGTCGGACGACCTTTCTCATCCTTCATTGGACCGGGCATACCACTCATACGGGCACAAAAAGACTTTTGTCGTGCGCCACCTTCCGGCTGAGGAGCCTTTAGGTTTGAGCCTGTTGCTTTATTGTATTTGGCGCGACCCTTTGCAGTGAGGCCAGCCCCTTTCGAGACTGGTAACTTCTCACCGCGACCGACCGCTAGGCTTACGCCTTTCTTAGCCATAAAACACCGTGACCGATGTAACCGTCGTAATATCCAGATATACATTCGTATCGAACACGATACCCTCACCCGGAATGATTATGTTACACGGTGCACTGCTTGCGCTGTTAGCGACGTTGATTGTCAACCGAGTAATACCCGATCCACCACCATCGATCAAAGCTACAGTCCCGGCGGAACCGGGCGTCGGTGTAATAACTAGACCTTTGACACGTGTACGCGAACCGTAAATACTACCGTCGTCATTACGCGTTGTGGCCTTTACATCATATTGCATAGCCATGCTTGGCTCCTTTCAAGAAGAAAGATTAGCCAGCAGAAACTTTAACCGTACCGGTATCGTTCCACAATTGACCAGCAACAGCAGGGTCCGTAGTGGGTAGGGCAGACAGAATAACAGTGCCCGAAGCGCTCAGCGTAGTGGCGGCGACAGGGCCAGCAACAGCACCAGTAACATTACCCGTTACATTACCTTCAAAACCATTGTCCGACTTAACTGGACCAGAAAACGTTGTACGCGACATAGTAAACTCCTGTGTTATAGCACACACCCCATAAGTCTCTATAACGTCTGCCGGGCCAGTCGTATGGGGTAAAGTAAGTCCCGGGTATGGTTGGATTATATTCTATGTGTTTGAAGTGTCAACATATTTAATCAAAAATCCTACAAATGGGCCTCGGATGATTGGGGTTCCCGCTTTCAGTGCGCGATTTATTGTGGGTGCCTTCATTCCAGTCATCTCGCGTAGCAATGAAATACTTGTGTACACTTGTGTATCACCATCCGCGTCTCGAACAATAACTGCCTTACTGACCTTAGCGCCGTGATCCGGACGGTTTTTCCCATACCAATAGTTGCCTTCTCCTGTAAGTGTTGCGCTAATCTTCATACGCGTAGTGCTTGATACTTCGTGACCTTTCATAGACTCACGGCGTTTTGCCTTTTCTTCCTCCGTTTGAATCCGAGCCTTACTAGCTGCGGCGATTTTAGCAATAGCTTCAGGCGTGTGTTTTTGCCCTTTCCACGGATTGTTCTTGTTGGCTTCAGAGATTTTAGCTCGAGTCTCGGCGGAAGGCTGCTTCCCCCAATTTGGATTGCTCCTACCAGAAACCGCTGCGCTTAATTTTGCACGGGTCTCAATTGACGGTGACTTACCGAAGTTTGGGGTTTCTGCACCCGACTTACCTCGCATGGGGGCACCAGCGGCTAACGCCCAGTTGAAGCAATAGTCTTTACCTGCGTGATCGTCTAAGTACTTTTGTTCAACAAGCAGTAACTCTGCGGGGTTCTCAACTTCCTCTAGTACTTCAAATAGAAACGCTGTTTCCCCGTACTTATCCCACGAGGCTTGCATATTTTTATTAGGGTGGCATCCGGTACGTAGGTCTTTTCGGTGTCGTGCCCACCGCTGAGTCTTATTAACAGTACTGCCAATATAAAACTTTTGATTTTCGATACAGGTAATCTTGTAAATTACGCTCATGAATAACACCTCCTATGTCATATTAGCCGTAATAGTAACATAGAACGTGAAAAAAGAAAAGCCCCCACGAGGGGGGCTTCCAAAGCCTTATACTACAAGGCTTTTATTTGTTGCTTAGGCTGCGCCTTGACTGCCGTACAGACCCAACGCGTCCGACCATCCAAATGAATAACGCTCGCGAGCCTTGTATCGGACGTTCCCAGTATCAAAATCACCTTCCATTTGTGTGGAGAGCGGCGTACGGACAAAGTGCTTCAGACCGTTAGGTACATCCGTCAGAAGGAACCATGCGTCAGGGTCGGTCAAGAAGTTGTTAACAGTGTAACCTTCTGGAATCGAACCGTTGGTCTTCAGCGCATTGAGATCGTTGTCAGCGGTTGCTGGACGCTGTTCAGTTTCGAGGACGCGGGTTGCAACGAACATATTGCTCGGAGCGATTACCAGCTTCTTCGGCTTAGCGGCGATCAGCAGACCGCGTTCGTCAGTCCATGCAGCGATTTGAATCACGGCATCTTCCAGCGAGGTTTCGTTCAGGTCAGCAGCAACACCCGGGACGTTCGAGTTAACACCACCCGAAACCAGAGGATGCGAAGCCGAGCACAGTGCTACACCATCACCACCCTTGTAGGCGCTGTTGAAAGCGTTGTTCAGGACGTTTGCAGCCTTAACTTGCTTGGTGTACGACATCGAACGAGCCAGAGCCTTGGTATAACGCGACGACAGTGAGTCGTACAGGTTATCTTCGACAGCTTCTTCAGTGATGCTAAAACCCAAAGCGATCGTCTCGTGCGTATAGCGCGAGGTAAAGGCTTCTTGAGCATTGTCATAAGCGATAGCCGAGCCTTCGGTCTTCACCGGAGCCGTGCCAAAGCCAGACAGCTTGGTTTCTTCTTCGAAGCTACGTTCCGAGGTTTCGGTTTCGTAGATCTCTTTGTGTTGCTCACCGTAACGCTTGTATTCCATACCGAACAGCGCGTTTAGGCCGGGGAGCAGCTCTTTAAGTAGTTGTGAACGAGAAATAGCCATTTATTAGCTCCTTATACGCCAGTGGCGAAGTAGTACGAGTGAGCACCTTGATTGAACTTAACAATCAGGTCCGGATATGCGTCACCAGCCGTAGCAGTAACAACATCAACTACACGCATAGCGAGCGTAGCGGTCGAGGCCAGCGAGCCACCGTTAGCACCAACAACCAGATTTACGGTCGAGAGGCCAGTCGTAGCGTTGCCACCGAAGTTGCCCAGAGCAGCATTTTTACCAATCGCACCGGCAGCGCCGTTGGTCAGGGTACCGAAAGCGGCAGAACCTTGGATCTGATACAGCTGATCAGGATCGTCGCAAACGTGGATAGTGACATTGGTGTAACCACCAGTGATGGCGTTAGCTGGAAGCGTCTGAGCGTACACTTGATACTTCAGATTAGGGTCAACGTACGAAACACCTACGCATACACCGATCACACCAGCAGTAGTGCCAGTAGTAATGGTAGCAGCCAGAGGTTGCGGGTTGCCAGCCGACGACAGTTGGATCAGATCACCGGTATAGAAAGCGACAGTGTTATTCGTAGACAACTTCACTTCACGAATTACACCACCATTGAAGGCTTGACCACCGATCAGATTAACCGGCTTCAGGCCATAGGGAGTGCTAGTAGCAGCCATATGTAGCTCCTTAAATTAAGAAATTTCGGCTCTTACGAACCAGAACCAAATGTAACCTTTGAATTTTTCTCTTTATAGAGTGGCATTCGCGGATCATTTTCACGCATGAAGTTGTTGTCTACTGCGTCAGCTTGCTGTTGAGTAGCCTTGGCGTAATATTGATTACGCTGTTGAACCATCTCAGACGGCATCTTACACAGAATCAGACCGCCAACTTCAACCAAACCAGAGGTACGGGCATTCTGGTCGAGATACAAAGATAATTCCGGGTGATCTTCCGATCGTACTGGTTCCCAACCTTCTCGACGTTTCTTCGAGACGTTTGTCGGGTCTTCTTGTCCAAGCATCGAACGACGAATCCAACGGAATTTATAACCCTCTTGTTCCTGCGGTACCGGTAAGGTACTTGCGGGCATCCAAGTCTTTGGGCGAGCATCCTGCTCACGGGTTTCTAGGGCACGAGGTGTGCGTTTTGGGGTTTGGTTATCAACCATTTTGCGCCTCCAGTTTGGCGAGTTCTTGTGCATATTGCTGCGGCGTTAGCCCGAGCCGCTTGGCAACACGTTGTTGTGATGCAGAGAGCACTACCTTTTTTGACGAGTTGGGTGTACGAGACACACCAGCCACGACGGTAGCGGGTTTTTTACTGATAGGCTTTGGAGAAGCCTCGAACTTATCCGGGAATACTTCCCGCATCCGTTCATCAATCTTGCGGTAATAAAGATCAGGTTCGACGCGAGGATCAACACCTGCCTTCACCAGTCGGTCATGTACACCGTAGGCAAAAGCCGTCATCTCGTCATCTTGTCCGAACCACTTATTGTCTTCTGCCCATGTCGATGCACGGGGGTCAGGCTTCGGTGCTTCAGTGCGTGTTTGTTTAACTGACTGAATAGTTTCATAATTTTCGTCGTTTGGCAACTGTTGTGGCCGCCATTCTTCGTATTTCTTACGTTCAAGGGCCGCTTCCATCATTCGTTCTTGTGCGGTAGCCATCGCTTCTACATCGCCAGCCTCGAAAGCATCCTTATATTGCTTCTTAGCGGACTCAAGCGTGATAACAGCTTTTTCCTTAAACTGAGATACGGCGAACTCTTCACCAGCTACGTACCGTCTTTGCAGTTCTTGCTTTTCCTGCAACAACTTTTGAGCAAATGCGGCGAGTTCTTCTCGTTCCCGGAGGGCGGCTTCTTTGGCGCGACGCTCATCATGGTAACCATGACGTAACTCATTGATACGCTTCTTAACGCCGTCGGAGTAAGCTTCTAGCTCTTCCTCAGTCGGTTCCGGGTTCTTGTTCAGGGGTTTCTTGTTGCGGTCCTGAGCTGGGGTGTCATCGATAATCTCGACTTCAGCCTCATCCTCGTTAGATTCCTCAACTTGACCACCGGCCTCAAAAGGTTCGATGGGATCTAATTCGTACTCTACTTGGTCTTCTTTAGGCATGGTGTTCCTCCATGTTAGCCAGCGCGGGTGATGCCGCGGGGATCTTGAACTACTGCTTCAACCGAATCATCGTTAATGAGACGGAACTCTTTGTTGTGCACCTTAAGGCGGGTACCTGAGTAAGCGCGAAGAATAACGAAGTCACCTTCTTTACACCAAGGGCCAGTTGGGAACTTAGCCGAGTCCTTATAACAGTCCGGACCCATCTTGATGACAAATGCGACAACCGTAGTTACTTCTTCTGCTTGGCGAGTTACATCGGCTTTCAGAATGCCGCCTTCAAATGCTTCCTCAACATCAGGTAGTGCAACAAGCATCTTGTAGCCGGTTGGTTCTGGTAACTGCTTAGCCTTCTGCTCTTGGGTTTGCTCCTCCGGATTCTTTACCCCCGGTGGTAGAACTAGCCCCTCAGGGGGCAGGATCAGATCAGACATCTATTACTCCTAAAGCGACTTGCGTCGTAAAAACGTACCAAAAACTGGTACGACCGTACCAAAAACTGGTACTACTCCTTCTCTTGAAGTTGTTTGACCAACTCCTCGAAAACACTTTCTGCGTACGCGATACCGCGGATGCGGCCTGTGTAGTGCTTGTACTCCTCAATCGTGCGGCAATTATCTGATGCAAGATCATCAGCTAACTGGTTTAGCTCTGCCCGAAGCGTCTTTTTGTAATACTCGACGAAGGACAGGTATAGGTTGTCCACAGTTATTCTCCTTTAGGTTTTTCCTTGCGGAATGTTTGTGCTTGACGGTTTTGTGCGGCGACTTCACGTTGTGTGCGCATCTGGTCTTTAGATTTGGCGATGTCAACACCTAACTTTGTACCTGCGAGACGTGATTCGGTTTGGAGCTTATCCTTGTCATAAGCGATCTTAGCGCCTAGTTTTGCGCCTTCGACGTTAGCTTGGGCCTTCAGACGTGCGTCCTCTAGCTCCTTCTTCACCTGCTGTTCGATCAGTCGGACCTGCATGGTGTCCTCGTGCATCTTCGCTTTCAACTGTAGCTCTTGCGACTTCAACTGTAGCTCTTGTTGCTGCATCTGGATGAGAGGGTCTTGGGCCTGTTGCATGGCTTGCTGCTTCGCCATCTCGTTCTGATCCTTAGCCAGCAGTTTATCCGCGGCTTGAGCCACAACACTAGACAGCTGATACTCGATTTCTGGTGGGATCTCTTGTTCTGGATCAGGGAGTTGGACGCCCAACATCTTCTCAAGCTCGTTGCGATATGCGTAAGCGACGTGTTCTGCAATATGGGCCTGCATTGCCTGTTGCATCATTACAGCGTTAGGGTTCTGACCGATGATCATCTGGAGCTTTGGATCTTGCATCGCGGTTGTGTGGACCTTAATGTGCGCCTCATGATCTTGATAAGCAAATGCTTTCACAGGTTTACTCATCAGAACTGCCATATTCTCCGCCACAGGATCTTTTGGCTTCATCGCGTCCTTCAACGGGATGATCTTATCTGCGTTCTTCAGGCCAAGCGTGCGTAGCATGTCGCGGTAGAGTTCTGGCAAATCGAAGATCTGTGGGGCTTGGGTAGACAGCTGTGTAGCGGCTTGATACTGCATAATGCGCTGAGCCATCGTAGCGGCGTTAGGGTCTGAAACTGGGAGAATCTCAACGATCTCGTAGTCGTCTTCCTTAACAGCGCGGTTGGGGTCCACATCATAGTCGTATTCGTCCGACGTAGTTTCTGCGATGATCTTCTTCAGCAGCTTGAACTCTTGGCGCATTGCAGCGTGAACACGGGCTTGTACAGCACTCATTACCTTCAGGCTACGCTCAATCAAAGCCAGTGTGGTGCCGACAGGCGCGTTAGCGCTCATGTCAGAGATCTTCAGGTCAGCCACAGAAGCGAAGCGACGGCCATCTTCAACAATGGTTGCCAGTAGTGCGGCTAGAACTTGACTTGGTTCTTTATACGGCAGCGGAAGGATGTTGTCGCGAATCGCGC